ACCACCACAGCCGTGCGGTGACGTGCGTGACCAGGGATTCCGTGGCGGATGGGGTGCTGTTCGTATCAAATTTATTGCAAGTTAATTAAAGGATAATTTAACATGAAAAAGAATTTTACATTCGTTCTTCCAGACGAACCGTATACAAATAAAACTACATTGAACAATGTTATCAATGCAGTTTACGAAGGACCAAAGTATCTGATTTGTAGAGTTAATAAAACTACTCGAATCGTAGAAGGTGTTGTGCGCGAAGCTGATGACCTAGAAACTTTGGCAAATACTCCAGCAGAAGAAGGTTATGATCACATTACTCTTAATGCTGACGTGAATACATTTGAAGCTGCGTATTTGACTGATTACTATACTCACGATGTAATCGAAGATCCAACATTCATCCTACCACGTGGTTTGGGTGAGTGGACTTATCATTATGACGATTACACTGGTGGTATTAACCAAGCATTCTATCAGTTTACTCTAAAGTTCCAAAATAACGTTTTCTCTAAACCTGAGTACCGTTTGCACGCTCTTACTCGTGAAAGCGTAATGGCTGGTTCAAAAGTTACAGCAAAAGCTATTAGAGACTCTTTGAAGAATAGCGATCACTCAACTGAAGATCGTACTACTTTGGAAGAATACGCTACATGGTTGGAAAACCTAGAAGAGACGTACCACGACGTTGAACACTGGAAGATTCCTTTCCCAACTACTGTGCCTAAGTATTAAAACAAAGCCCTCTTCGGAGGGCTTTTTAATTAGCCTATATAATATATCTGAACTGAAGTTCGTTATTGTGGAGATAAAATTGGAAATTACAAAAAGACCTAAAGCATTTTTTATGAATGGTGGCGCTGGCAGACTATTATGCTCTATCCCAGCCTTTGAAAAGTATGAACAGGAATCTGGTGATAAAGACTTTATCATTGTGTGCGAAGGTGGCACAGATGTATTTAAAGGTCACCCAACCCTTGATGCCCGTACCTATGACATTTGGCACAAAGGTTTATTCCAAGATAAGTTAAAACACATGGACATCATGTCCCCTGAACCATATAGAGTTTGGGAATACTACAATCAAAAGTGTAACTTATCCCAAGCATTTGATATTGAAATCAACAAAAAAGGTGTTAGAGATTTACCTAAACCTACACTTCGTTTGTCAAAAGAAGAGCTTCTTACTGCTCGCGAGTTGATTGCCAATATCAAGAAACAAATCAAAAAAGAAAAGGTTATCGTGTTCCAACCATTCGGTCGTGGAATCACGCAGAAGGATGGTTCATTCGTTGACCCTTCTAACCGCAGTTTTGAGTTTAAAGATGTAAAAGCTATTATTAAGAAGTTACAACAAAAAGACTTTGGTGTAATTATGATGGCTGAGTTTGGTATTGACCTTAAAGGTGAAAACCTAAAGGATGACGTTGCAATGCCAGAAATCCCAAGCATTAGAGTTTGGGCTGCTGTTATTAAATACGCAGATTATTTCTTAGGTTGCGACAGTCTTGGTCAACACTTAGCATATGCTGTTGGTAAGAAAGCAACTGTTGTTACTGGTCCAACAGACCCTATAAATATCACGTATCCTAACTGTAAGGATTTTGATATTATCGACATGGGTGAACTTGATCGCGAATATGAACCGATTCGTATCACTCAAGATGAACGTCTAATGCGTAAGCATGAGTTGATCATGACTATGACCGATGATATTGTAAATATTGTTATTAACTCTGTTATGGGAAAGAAAACTAAATGAGTGAAGTAAAAACTGGATTACCCTTGAAGACTGGTTATATTGCGGCAATTGCCCGTGGTCATAACGCAGGTGTTTGTTTGCTTAAAGATGGCAAGGTAGTTTTCTCTATTGAAGAAGAACGTTTGTCTCGCCGCAAATATGATGGTGGACCATACGCATCAATGGTTAAGATTTTGGAATATACTGACAAGATCGACTACTTGGTAATTGCCCACACCCAATCCCTAAACGAATCTGCAGGTCGTGTTGACTTCTCAGGTGATGACGTTTATACTGGTCTTGCTAGAAAGTTAGGTCTTATTGACCGTAACGTGTTTGGACCACACCCTCAAGTTGTTGACTTGAGTTTCATGCACCATAAGTTACACGCTGCTTGTGCATTCTACCGTTCTGGTTGGGAAGACGCTGTTGCTCTTATCGTAGACGGTGCTGGTACTTTTATTGGCATGAACGTAAACAACAACCCGATTACTGTTTGGGAAGTTGAGTCTATCGTAGACTGCGCATATCCTTCTAACTTTACAACTCTGTACAAACACTACGGTACTCGTGAGCCAGTCCCAGGTGCTTTGACTAGATTAGATTCAGCTATGTTTGGTGAACATGGTTCTACGCACGAAGCGTTGATTACTGATCGCGCTGGTATCGTTAAAGTGTATGAAGCTGTAACTGAGTATTGCGGTTGGTCTAGTATTGAGGCTGGTAAGACTATGGGGCTATTCCCATATGGCGTTGAGAACCCAGCAATTCCAAAGTTGTTTGAGACTAACAGTATTGCTCCACTATCAAACCGTAACTTGATTGTTCCAACATACCCTAACGGTGCTCGAGTAAACGGTGAATTGTTTGAGTTCTTGAAGACTGACGATTCTTGCGTTGTTGAAGAATGTGATGATTGTTCTTGCGGACCAAAGGAAGACGTAACTCTCCTACAAAACCGCAGAGATCTAGCATACGCTTGTCAAACTCAAACCCAGGAACAAGTTGTTGCTTTGATTAGAAAAGCTGCAGAAATGTCTGGTAAGAAGCGTGTCGTTATTAGCGGTGGATATGGTTTAAACTGCGTTGCTAATTACCACTACCTAGAAGCATTGAAAAATGATGGTATCGAGATTTATTGTGAACCAGTTTCTAATGATGCAGGTACTGCTCTTGGCGCAGCATTAATGTTCCACCGTGGTATTACACACGACATGGAAGTTGAACAACGTGCTGATACTTTATATCTTGGACCAAAGTATGATTATAGCGAAGCTGATATTAAAGCAATCGCTGACAAATATGAAGCTGAAGTTCTTGATGCCACTCACGCTGATATCGTTGAATTGTTGATTAAGAAAAACATCGTTGCTCAATTCCAAGGTCGTTCAGAAAATGGTCCACGAGCTTTGGGTAACCGTTCGTTCTTGTTTGATCCACGATTTGAAGATGGTAAAGACTTCGTGAATAGTGTTAAGCACCGCGAATACTTCCGCCCATTCGCTGGTTCTATTCTTGAAGAACACGCTCACGAGTGGTTCGATCTTCGTGGTATGAAGTCATCGCCAACTATGATGTATGCTGTAAACTGTCAGCCAGGGATCGAAGAAAAGATTCCTTCTATCATTCACGTTGATGGTACTTGCCGTATTCAAACTGTTACTCCAGAGCAGAACAAGCACTACTATGACTTGATCAAAGAGTTCCATAATAAGACTGGAACACCTATCTTGTTCAACACCAGTTTTAACTTAGGTGGCGACCCTCTAGTGGAAACCCTAGAAGATGCAGTTGCTACTTTAGCTAAGAGTGAAGTTGAATATCTCTACCTGCCAGAATACAGCAAATTAATCAAAGTTTCTAACTACGAATAATATGCGTCTTGAAGGTAAGCAAGATAGAGGTTGGGGATACGAAGACATCTGGGTTACTAATGACAAATATTGCGGTAAAATGCTGCACTTTACTGTCGGTAAGAAACTCAGTATGCACTTCCATCGGGAAAAGGAAGAAACTTGGTTCGTTATAAACGGCAAGTTTCTTGTCCGATATATCACCACCCAAGACGGTGAACTCCATGAAATGGTATTAGAGCCAGGAGATGTTTGGCATAGCCCAGCTCTATTACCACACCAAGTTTATTGTATGGAAGCTGGGGTTATTTGCGAAGTTTCTACCGCAGACTCGGAAGAAGATAATTTCATAGTAATGCCAGGAGACGTGCAACAAAGTTCAATGTAGTATAAATATACAATAAGAACATAACTTGGATACTCAAAATGGCTGTTGCGTCAAGAGAACAACTAAAACAATATGCACTCCGTGCCCTTGGTGCGCCAGTGTTAGAAATTAACGTCGCAGACGAGCAATTAGAAGATCGTCTAGACGAAGCGTTAGATTACTGGAACCTATACCACTACGAAGGTGTAGAACAGATGTATTTGAAGCACCGTATTCGTGCTTCCACTCTAAACCTTCAATCTAATAACGGTACAGATTTCGTTATTGCCGAGAATATTACAGGTGCCACTTCTGGCGCAACTGCACAAGTTTGCCGCGAAGAAGGTAGCCAGCCAATCGACGCTAAGATCTACGTTAGAAATGTAGTCGGTACATTCGTTGCTGGAGAAACAATCAACGGTTCTTCTGGTCACACTGGCACTTTAGCAGCTACAAATCCAGTTACTCTTGGCGAGTACGATTTAAAATATGTTACAACGCCAGACTATGTTTACGGTGTTACAAAGTTATTCAATATCGGTCAAGCATCGTCATCTAAAAATATCTTCGATTTACAATACCAACTTCGCTTAAACGACTTATACGACCTTACTTCTACATCTATCGTATATTACAAAACAGTGATGTCGCACTTAGCGATGCTTGACCTTGAATTAAATGGTCACCCTCTATATCGTTTCAACCGTCTACAGAATAGATTGTACCTTGATGTAAACTGGGAAACTGATATCATCATCGGTGACTATATTCTTGTGCAAGGATATAGAGCTTTGAACCCCGCTGACTTCACCAAAGTGTATGGTGAGCCATGGTTGAAGCACTATGTAACTGCCCTCTTCAAACGCCAATGGGCATTGAACATTAAAAAGTTCTCTGGTCTACAATTACCAGGTGGTGTAACACTCGATGGCGATAAGCTATATGCTGAAGCCACTAAAGAGATTGCTGATCTAGAAGATGAATTGAGAACAAAGTCTGCCCCGTTAGATTTCTTCTTGGGGTAATTAATGGCAACAAATCCATATTTCACGCAAGGCACTTCTAACGAGCAAGATCTAATTGAAGACATCATCATTGAGTCTTTAAAGATCTACGGTAAGGATATGTTGTATATCCCAAGAACGCAAGTATCTAATGATAGAATCTTCGGTGAAGACCGTCTATCAAAATTCGAGCACGCTTATCCAATCGAGATGTATTTTGATAATATCGAAAGCCTTGCTGGGCAAGGTGCTATGATTCAAAAGTTTGGTCTATTAATGGATCAATCTGCGACACTAACTGTTGCTCGTAAACGTTGGAATGATTTGATTGCAGTTCATGGAACAACATACCTATCAAATAGACCAAACGAAGGGGATTTAATTTATTACCCTTTAACTAAAGGTTTGTTTGAAATCAAATTCGTAAAACACCAAGAACCATTCTATCAATTAGGTCGTCTGTATACTTACAAACTTGATGTTGAATTGTTCCAGTACTCTTCCGAGAAAATCAATACTGGCGTTCCAGAGATTGACATATTCGAAGATCTTAAGACGTTCGACGTTACACAAAATACGGTTGAGGAAGCTACGGGCTTCGCTGATAACCAAACATTCAAAGATAAGGCAGTTTCTGAAAATGCGCTGTTCGATGAAGCTAACCCGTTCGGAGAAGTCTAATGTTAAACAATAGCGTATTCTATCATGGTATTACACGAAAGTGTATCATCGGTTTTGGTCGTTTGTTTAGTAATATTTTTATCGACAGAAAAGCAATTGACCCTGTAAATGGTCAAAATATTCAACGTCTACACGTTCCTCTATCATATGCTCCTAAAGAAAAATGGTTAGTTCGTTTGGATGAAGATCCAACGTTAGAAAACCAAACTCTAACATCTCTTCCTAGAATGTCTTTTGAAATTATTGCGTACACTTACGACTCTCTGCGTAAAGTGAATCGTATGCAATTTATGAAAAATGACGCAGCTGGTGGAGAGACTAGCACTGCTATGGTTAGAACCCCTGTTCCATATAACATTGATATGTCTCTGTATATCGTTACAAAAACTCAAGAAGACGCTCTTCAAATTATTGAACAGATTCTTCCATGGTTCACCCCAGAATACTCTATGACAATTAATGCCGTAGATGATATGGGTATTAAACTAGATGTTCCAGTCGTTCTAAACTCAGTTATTGTATCAGACGAATTCGAAGGTACATTCCAAGAAAGACGTTTTGTAATTCACACTATCAACTTCCAAATGAAAGTCTCTCTATTTGGACCAATTTCTCAACAAGGTGTAATCTTGAATTCCAATGCTCATGTTTCTATGAGTATGAATGAGGGAGATAGCCCCGAGTCCCACTATCAAGCGACTGGCGAGTTCGGTCAAGATGGTGCACAAATTATTAATTCCGATGGGTGGCTAAACGAATTCTAAAATTATTGCTGAAATTTATAATAGTAATGCGAACTTAAAAGCTGCTGGTATTACCTTCCAATTTACTCCTGATCAA